GTGCTTGGTTTTGCGGAGAGGCGTTGGAACGTAGTGGCCGTTTCCCAAGGGCGTTGGAGCGGCTATTTTCGCCGCATGGCTGATTCCCCGCCCTTCCGACCCGACACTGCCAAGGACGCCATCGAGGGCGACGGCGATTTCCTCCTACCGATCTGCGCACCGAAGCCCGGCCTGCTGATGGGCGAATCGCTTGCCGTGATCGTGCTGACGACGGTCGAGGGACAGCGCGTCGGCGTGCCGCTCGGGATGCAGGGGCTCTCCGACCTGCACGAGGTTACTCGCGAGGCGCTGCGGATGCTGCAGGCGACAGACAAGGACAGCGTGCAGTGAGTGGTTCTGATGCCACCGTCGGCGAGCTCTTCAAGGCCAAGGCCGTCACCTACGACGAGGTGAACGCCGCGGTCGATGCGTACCTGAAGGATTTGGAGGCCGGCATCTTTCCGATTGCCGCTGGCTATGTCGTCGATGTCGATGCAGCGGTCGTCCAGCACCTATGGGCCAGTCACGTCCTCGCAAACCATGAGGCGAGCCCTGGCCTGAAGCGTGCCGCGGTCCGGACCGCGATCCTGCTGGCGCGGGCGCAGAAGGCTTAAATCGCAAAGACGCCAGTCGCGGAGCCGCTCTCACCGCGCTAACCTGCCCCCATGCCCGACAGCCCACCAGACCACACCATGGAGCCCAACGGCGAGGAAGGCTTCGTCGTGAAAGTCGGTAGAGAGGTGGTCGGCTACGTGACCCCGGATGCCGATAGCCCTGGCCTGTGGGTCACGGAGGATCAGGACCGGCAGCTCATGGGGCGGGTTTACGATCCGGAGAAGGGGGCGGAGTTTCTGGCGGCTCGCTTCGTCTCGGGGGATGACGCGTGAGGCGGCCCGACCGAACCGTCGCCGACTGGATCGCCGAGGGCGAGACCCCGATGGCGCTGTTCTGCGTGGCGCTAGGATGCGGGCATGGCGCGATCCTGAAGCTCGCCGACCTCTCGTCGAGGATTGAGCCGATCTGCTGAAGGCGTATGCGTAGCACCAAGCAGGAGGCTGAAATGACGATCAGGTGCGAAGCGTGGCTCAACGAGAAGCAACGGGTCGGCGAGTTTGAGTTCGCCTCTGTCCCACGCGTGGGTGAGACGATATCTGTTCCCGCCCAAAAGGACGAAGAGTACGTGCACTACCGAGTCGAAGACGTAACGCATCGCGCAGCCGGACAGGAGCACCCGAGCACTACCTACCTTTTCGTGGCGAAAGCCGAGTGACCCTGCCCGCCGGACCGGAAGGCAAGATCTATCTCGCAGGGAGGGCCGCTCCGCGCTAACGTCAGGAGATGGCTGATCTCAACCCCTCCGTCGGCGAACTCTTCAAGGCCAAGGCCGTCACCGACGATGAGGTGAACGCCGCGGTTGAGGTGTTCATGAGAGACGCCGATGCCGGCGCACACCCGATCGCCGACGGCTACAGCCTGGATCTCGCAGCGGCCGTCGCCGGGCATGGCTGGGCGAGCCAGGTCGTCGCCAATCCCGAAAGCAGCCCCGGCTTGAAGCGTGCCGCCACCCGTACGGCGATCCTGCTGGCGCGGGCGCAGAAGGCGTGAGGAAGATCGGCCGGTAAGCCTGAGGCAACCCGGTCATTCTATGCCGTCGGCCCCGCCATCAGCCGACAGTCGTGATGCTCCTTCCCGAACTCGCGTCCGATCATCTCCCGCCCGAGGCGGCCGAGTGGCGGAAAGCCTTCGGCGCCCTGCGCCCCAACTCGTCGCCGTGCCGGTATCTCGGCGCCACCGCCTGGGCGAACATCCACGAGGCCTGCACCGATTTCATCGAGCGCTTCGGTGCCGAGGCCGTGCGCCTGGGTTGGACCGCGCCGCAGATCTTCGGCGTTCACCCCCAGCACGGCACGTTGCGGATCGATTGGTGCGGGGTGATGATCACGGGAGGAAACAAGGCGATCGACATCGAGCCGAACCGGATCCTGTTCGGCAATGTGAGCGGCTACCGGGACACGCCCGGCGCGCCGACCGGCATGTCGATCTGGGAATTCGCGGCCCGTCGAACGGGTTGACGCCGATATGATCGCAATAGCCGTCCTGCGTGAATTGGAGGTCGCAAACCAAGACAGCGAGTCGGCGTTAAGGGATTGACTGCCGAAAGTATGCACTCTGCTGGCCGCTGGCAGACCCGGCCTAGATGCGGCGTGACCAAAAGCGCCAAGGATACGAGTAACGCTGTGGTTTAGCCGAAGCAAGCAAGGGCAGTTATAACTAGGGTGTATCAGCAATGTCAGGTCGGTACAATTATTTAATTAACTACAATATATCTAATAGCAATTTATTTGTTGAAAGGCAGGTCAATTTACACGGGGTATTTGAAATAGACTATACAGACCAGCAAAGGCCAGCAATTTCATCATCATCTCTATATGCCGACTCGACGCCGCTGTACGGCGCATTCGCTTCCACACAACCAAACCAAGATGGAACATTCACTTACAGGGCCAGATTTACAGATCGCGTACCGCAAGACATAAATCAAGGCGTGCTTGATATTTCATTTGTCGGATTTAAACCCGATCAGATATCATCGATTTCATATGCGGAGCCAATAATAAGTGAGACTGGCGGTCTGAGTTTTGCGACTTACTACGCTAGAGACGTCGCTTTATCATCTTCGCCGATACCTGTTTGCTTTTGCACCGGAACTGCCATTCGAACAGAGAGTGGCGAGGTTCCGGTCGAGAGTTTGCGAGTCGGCGATCACGCCATCACCGCCTCCGGCGCCCTGCGTCCCATCATCTGGATTGGGCACCGGCAACTCATGGCCAACAGCGGCTCGCTTCCCTTCAACCAGCAGCCGGTCCGCGCTCGCGCCGGTGCCTTCGGCCACGGCTTACCCGTTCGCGACCTTTTCCTCTCACCCGGCCATCCGGTCCTCGTCGGCGCCGATGCCGACGGCCAGGGCGGTACGCTCGTGCCGGTCATGTGCCTGATCAACGGCACCACCATCATTCGCGAGTCGGCTACGCGAGTGACCTACTGGCACATCGAGCTGGACACCCACGACATCCTACTGGCCGAGGGCCTGCCCGCCGAAAGTTACTACGACATGGGCAGTCGGGTGTGGTTCACCGGCGAGGGCGCCCCGCTTACCGATCCAGACTTTATGCCAACCGACGCCTACGGTCGCTGCCGCCCTGTGGCCGTAGACGGCCCGCTAGTAGACGCTGAGCGCCTGCGCCTCGATGCGATCTTTGCCGGCTCGCTGAGCGAGCACTGCGGATGGGACGCTGAAAGCGCCTGGACAGCAGCGTGACCCTTCCGAGCGGATGACGAAAGTCTCAGCTCTCGTCGTCCACTTTCAGGCGTGTGCGGTTGGCAACTCACCTACCTGCGTCGTGTAGCGCGGCGTCCGCATCTCGAACTTCGTCGTCCAAGTCCGCCGCTGCTGCGCCAGTCCGGCCCGCGCCGGCTCGACGCTGCCGCGGCCAAAGCGAGCGTTGCAGGCGTCCAGCGCCCCCATGAGCCGGCCGGCTCGCTCGCGGTCGAGCCGGCCGATCAGCGCCCGCTGCGAGGCAGCTAGGGGCACGAGATCGACCGTGACAACGCCGGCCTTCGAGTAGCGCCAAGGTAGGCTGCCCTGCTCGCGCCATGTGCGAGCGACGCCATGCAGTGCCGCTGGGATCAGCGCCAGCGTGTCGTTCGTCGCCTCCGGCAGCCTCACCACGGTCGAGACCGAGCGCATCGGCTCGCCGCGGTCGTGCTCACTCGTGTGATAGAAGACGGTGATGTGGTCGGTGCCGAGCCCTTCCCGCCGCAGCTTCTCGCCCAGCCGCGTCGCGTGAGCCGCGACCGCCTGCTCCAACTCGGCTCGCTCTGTCACCCGGCCGGAGAATGAGCGCGTCACCGCGCAGCCCTTGCGGCGTGCCGGCACGAGTTCGAGCCCGAGGCAGGACACGCCGCGCAGCTCGTGGATCATGCGCTCACCGACTACCGTCAGCGCCTTACGCACCGGGCGCGGATCGATGTCGCGCAGGTCCGCCACCGTGTCGATGCCGAGCGCCTCCAGCTTCGGCAGCGAGGCGCGCCCGACGCCCCACAGCTCGCCGACGTGGATGCGACAGAGCCAGTGCTCGTAGGCCGTGGGATCGGTCAGGTCGCACACGCCGTCAAGTTCGGGCACCGTTTTGGCGATGTGGTTGGCGAGCTTGGCAAGCGTCTTGGTTGGGCCGATGCCGACACAGGTCGGGATGCCAGTCCAGGCCCGCACGGTGGCGCGGATGTCTCTAGCCAGCGCGACCCGGTCCCGGCGCACGAAGCCGGTCAGGTCGAGGAAACTCTCGTCGATCGAGTAGATCTCTACGTCGGGTGTGGCGTCGCGGTAGATCGCGTTGATGCGCGCCGACATATCCCCGTAGAGGGTGTAGTTCGACGAAAACACGCGCACGCCTTGCGCCTCGCAAAGGCCGCGGATCTTGAAGTAGGGGTCGCCCATCTTGATCCCGAGCGCCTTGGCCTCGGGCGTGCGGGCGATGGCGCATCCATCGTTATTGCTCAGCACGATCACGGGGACTCGGGCGAGCTTCGCGTCGAACACGCGCTCGCACGAGCAATAGAAGCTGTTGCCGTCGATCAGCGCGAGGGCGCGGCCGCAGATCCGGTCGCGCAGGCGCGCGTCAGCGCTGCTCATCGACCCTGGCCCGCGCGGGCAATGTGCCAACGGACCGTGAAGCGGACCACGCCCCAGACATCGACCTCGGCCAGTTCCTCCAGCGCGTAGACGGTAAGGTCCGCGTTGTCGAAGGAGAGGCGGGCCGTGTTGCCCTCGACAACCATGCGCTTGATCGACATCTCACCGTCGACCGCCGCCACGACGACGCTGCCGTGCGCGGGTTTGAGGCTGCGATCGACGCAGGCAAGATCTCCGTCGAAGATCCCGGCATCGCGCATCGAATCGCCGGAAATGCGCCAGAGGAAGGTGGCCGGCGGGTTCGGAACGAGCCAGCGCGGCAGCTCCAGAGCGTTCTCGACAAAGTCGTCGGCTGGCGAGGGAAAACCAGCGCACAGCGACGGGCCCATCAGCGGCACACGCACTGTGGAGAAGCCCTGGTCCGGTAGCTCATCGACCCGAAACAGGCTCACGCTGTGCTCTCCCTCGTGCCAGAACGAAAAGAGAACAAACAGCTGGGCGGTTCCGGGTCAACGCGAGCAGAAACGTGACTGTGCCGCCCTGTGGAAAACGTGGACAACGCCCAATTGGGGCTTGGTGAGGGGAATCGGCGATGGCGCTGAAAACGACCTACCTCGTGCAAACCTTCGTGCTGAAGCGGAAGCGACTCGTGCCAGGCGATCGGCAGGTCTCGACGACGAGCAGTGCAGCGCTGAAGCGAGCCGAGGCGATGGCTGCGCGCATGCCGGGGACGGCCGCCCTTCAGATCGTGGCCGACGACGAGACCGGCGAACTGGAGAGCGCGACGATCCTGGGGCAGTTCGGCGATGTGCCGGACGACTTCGCCGAGAGCTTGCAGGCGGCCTGACCATGCGCACCATCATCGAGATCGACAACGGCAGCGCAACGGCCATCAGCGACGGCGGCAAGGATCTGGCCGACCTTCTTGCCCGCGCACTCATGACCGGAAGCGATGCCGCATGGGACAAGCTGCGACCCTACGGGATCAAGCGCCTCGTCGAGCGGCACCCGACCGAGCCGGCGAAGGTAGTCGTAGGCGAACGCGAGATCGCGGTCCGGTAGGCCGATGAGCGAGACCACCGAACGATCCGCCGCCGAGATGCGCGGCCTGCTCCGGTTCGCGCAGGGCCTCGGCCTGGACGAGGCGACAGTAAGAGAGATCTACGAGGCCGTCGGGCGTGAGGCTATGGCGACAGGCGCCAGCGATGACACCCGCATGGCCGAGGTGCGGAAGCGGATGCTGGCTGCGGCCCGGTAGAGCGCACGAAAAAGCCCCGAGGCCGAAGCCCCGGGCAAGTGACACAGCTGCTGCACTCTGCCGATAGCTATCTTGCGTCACGGCTCGGTCGGTGGCTGCAACTTCACCCGCCGCGCCTCCGAGCCCACCGAGTTTTCTACTGCAGTTTGCGGCTACTGCATTGCCTTCGACATAGCCTCGCTGGCTGGCGCCTTTAGGTTCGCCTTGCAGTAGGTGCGTACCTTGTTGTCGAGATCCGCTGCTTGAGGGTCAGACTGCATCGCCGCTCTGTCGGCAGGGCTCATGGCCGCCTGCATTTGGGCATCAGCCTTTAGATAATCAGCGCACGTCATATCGGCCTGCGCAGATACGGCGGCTGGCAGGAACGTGGAGCCAAAAGCGAGGGCCACGAGGCAGATTTGAGTACTACGGAGCACCGGCATGATGATTTACTTCTCTAATCTAGGCGCGACTCAGCTGTCACGATGACAACTTCGGCTTGAATGTCGAGGCATCGCAGGGTTTGTGACAGACGAAGCCCTACAGACTAAACTACTGTCCAAGCGGCTGTATGCTTTTCAGGATTCCATCCAGCTGCGCCGCATACTTTTTTTCAGCAGATGGGGAGCCCCAATATGTCAAAAGTCCGATTTTTGTCGGAGATAAAACGGCAATCGTGAGGCTAACTTTCGCAACACTGCCTTCGTAAACGCCAGTCCAGTTAATATCGATCATGTCGATACCGTTAACCTTTGCTTCACCGCGCTTCTCAGAGGCGGGATCAATCTTAACTCCACTCTCAGCAAGGAATTTGACACCGTCCAATATGACCTTGTCGGTATTTTTGATGTTGTCAATTTCGAATGAAACATAAATTCCTGTATCTGGCGAATTAGCTTGTACGCCTTTAGCGATTTCTTCCGGCCCCCAAGCATCAGGAAGCGAAATCGTTACGATGGGCTTGCTTTCTGGGAGCTCGAACGGCTTTGCGGCGGCTAAATTCGTCAGTAGTCCCAGCAACATTGCGGCTGCAGCTGTAGATCGCGGAACTTTCAAGATACCCCCCATTGCAGAGCCTTTTTCGGCTTGCACTTTTCTCCTCGTGGTTCGACGCGGAAGAGTCGAGTGGGAATTTATGCGTACGCTGCTTCGCTGCACCGAAATCTCTGCAAGCACCTGATACTAGGTCGAAGGGCCGGCAGCCGTTGTCCAGCCTCGCTCAGCAATCAGACGGCATCCCGAGTCGAGCACGAAGAAACCCCGCCGCGGCTGAGCCGGGCGGGGCTGGGGAGGCGCCCACCGGTAAGATGGGCTTTAGGTAGACGGGTGGTGGCGGGCGGATAGTCCGGCCTGCGATCCTCTGATGCTGGCTCGTACGTCAGCCTGCCGCACGACCGAGGTTGCGGTCGCTGATCGCGGTGCCCATCACGAACTGACCGGACCGACCGCCCTATGTTCTTCCAGCGAATGACTGTTCGCAGGCCGTACCGAACGACAGCACTTCGACCTTCAACCCACTGCGTGTGTTATCCGGAAGATCGGAGTGGTCGTAGTAGCCGGCATCATGGGCCATCGCGTCCATGGCCTGGATCTCGTTGGCGGCAGCGCCCGTCCAAAGGACTGTGCCCGTTCCGCCATGGCGTATCTGGAAGGTCGGCATCGGCGTTTCCCTGCTTATTTGCGGAGATTAGAACCCCGGATTTTGCCCTCGCTCCATCACTCTTTAGGATTACACCTTTCCAGATGGGGGATGGTGCATTTCTTGGACGGACACTTCACCCTGAAGCTGGCCCTCCAAATGGAAGCCCTCCCGTCCGCCACCAATCCGTTCGATCCCCGGGGCGAGGCCGTTTTACTCCACAACTGACTGATTGCCGCTACAAACCGCGGCGAGTGAATTCACGCTCCCAAGCTTGCGTAGCGTCGGAAAGGAGCTGGAAGACTTCCTTTTCGGTCCCATCGTCCAAACGCATCACGAGCACTTCGTAACGGATCGGAGGCTCGCCAAAGTGTGAAGCTCCGAGGAAATTGGAGGCACGTCCAACGGTCTCGGGACGCTGACCTTTAGATGCCCCTCCAGGATTATGGTCGTTGTGCGTGTTATCAGCCCGCACAAGACGCCCATGCTTATGACTGTCGTGTACATCGTGGATGATGCCCAGTACCGGCTCGTCGCGTCTAAGACGCCGCCGAAACCTGGATGCCTCGCCAATATTAAGTTTCTGCCTTCCTGCTAGCAGCACGTGCAAAGCAACCATCTCAGCTAGATTATCCATCTGCGAAATAGCGTGGACAGCAAGGTGCTTCTCGAGCCGGTGCTGACGATACAGCTCGACAGCCGGAGCCACGTATTCGGTGCGGAATTCACGAGGGTGGATCAACATGACAATCTCGGCCGTTCTCCAAACCATCCGGCTTAATGCGCCTGGCACATGAATCGGCTGGCTTCCGCTGATACGCAGCCAGGCACCGCTGATGTGGGGCAGGCTGGTAAGCGCGGCTACCTCGTGAGCGAGTTCTTCGCCTGCTCGGGGGAAATGCGCCGTGTCTCCGGTCCGAACTCGAACTCGTCGAGCCAGGGCTCGGCGTACTGCACCGGGAACATCCATTCCCACGGGTTACACATCCGCACCGTGTAGCTGTAGATCGTGGCCTTGCCGAACGGGGTCGAGGACGGCGTCGGCACGCTGGCGATGTATTTGTCGCGACCGAGCTTGCCGAAGGCGGCCGGCTTGTCGTCGGTCTGCACGCTCCGCTCGCCGTCCGGCTTGTTGATGATCCGGTACGTGGTCTGCGGGCAGCGCAGGACGCGGTAGTTGTCGAGTTCGATCTTCACGTCGTCGCCCGGCCGCACCACGGGGGTCAGCACCTTGCGGCTCAAGAACTGCACCGGATCCTGCTTGTTCGTGATCCAGCCACCGAGGACAGCCCCGCCACCGGCCACTAGAAGCAGGCCGGCCCAACTCAGAACGCGCGTGATCATCCGCCAAAAAGCCCCCGGAGCGCGGAGAGAGTACCCGAGATCATCCCAGGCAGCTTTTGTAAGTTTTCGCCGATGGTCAGAGCGGCAGTAAGCCCGGCAGTAAAGAAGTAGAAGGCGCGCAGGCCCCACTTCACCCCCGAACGCACCCAGGAGCCGAGTTTTACGGCGTACTGGACCGCCTCCACGTCCGCCTGATCCAGACGGAGGAACCACTGCTGCGCGTGGGTGCCCGCGTGATAGAATTCCGCCCGGTCCGACCTCGTCCATGGCCCTAGCTCCCCAGGCAGGGTCGAGAGGCCGGGAGGAGGTGCGCCCCCCTCGCTCTCGGGCACCTGCCGTCCAAATGATCTCGCCATGTCACGTGCATCGCTCCGCCGGGGTTGTTTCCGCGGGTCAGTTTCAGCGCCGGGTCATCTCGTCCATGCGGCGCAGCTCGTCGGCATCGACCGTGCCCGCAGCGATCTGCTCCTGGGCCGGCACGAGCACGGCCGCCTCGCTGGCGTGGTCGTCGAGGTCGAGCTTGCGGAAGATCCGGGCCGCGATGCCATCAGCACCGCCGGCCGCCTTGATCACCGCGGGCGGCGCGGTGTCGATGACGTACTGCGTGCCCTTGGCGATCACCGGCACCGCCACGTTGACCGAAAGGGTTTTGCCCTTGGCCGCGCCGTTCACCGCGTTGAGGCCGAAGCCGACAGCCGCCTCGAGCATCATCTCGACCCGGCGCTGGCTGAGGAACAGGGCCGCCCACGGGTAGACCTTGCGGATGGCCTGGATGAGGTAGGCCGCGATGACCGGCAGGAGGATGGTCAGGATCGGCTCGCGCAGCGACACGGCGAGCGCGACGAGCCAGTCGCCCCACGGGATCAGCACGGGCTTGTCGCCGACGGTAGCGACCTCGGCGGCGTAGGCGGGAGACGCGACACAGGCGAGCGCCATCGCCGCGAGCGGGAGCATGCGGTTCATGGTGGTGATCCTGATGGTGGGGATGCTCGGCGGGCCCGGCCGGCTCGGGAAACAGAGTTCAGGTCAGACGGCTTGATCGCCAGGTGATCGCGGTGCATGAGGCGCGACCGCCGCGCTGACTTTGTCTGGCCGGCGATAGGCGGGTCGGTCAGTGGTCAGCCCCTCAGACCGGCTCGCCGCCTTTACGCTTCGCTCACACCCGAGCGCGCTCCAGCGATCGTCGTCGGCAGCGTGTGCGGCGCCGGCAGCGGCACGTCGGCCGGCCAGCGATAGGCGACGATCTCGGAGCGCTTGAACGCTGCCACGTTGACCGCGTCGCTCTGGTTGCCGCCGAGTAGGAACACCTGGTCCTTGTTGGCACCGACCACGAGGCCGGTGTGCCCCTGCCAGGACGAGTTGCCCCGCTTCTTCGTGGCGATGGCGCCGAGCGCGGGCGACGGCAGGCCGATGCCCCAGGACTCGAACGAGCGGGCCGCCAGGCTGCGCGAGCCGCGGTGCCCCGCACGCTCCAACACGGCGTTCACGAAGGCCGCGCACCAAGCGGTGCTGTCGGTCTTGATGCCGGGGAAGCCCGCGTCGGCGAACAGCTTCACCACCTGCGGGTTGTTGGCGGCGCCGGGCGCCTCCTTCAGGCCACTCAGCGCCTCAGCCAGCACCAGCCAGCCGGGCTTCTCGGGAGCCTCGCGCCGCTCGCTGATGTCGGCCTTCTGCAAGGCGGCCTGCGTCTTCGGCCCGGCGATGCCGTCGGCCACCAGCCCAGCTGAGCGCTGGAAGGCGGTCACGGCGGCGATGGTGCGCGGCCCGGCATCCCCGTCCGCTCCCGAGGGCCCGAGGTCATACCCGCGCGCCAAGAGAGCGCGCTGGATTTCAGCGACGGTCATCATTTCAATGTCTCCGTAGTTTTCAGCGATTGCCGAGATCGTGGCCTGGACCTACGCACGGGCCATGGACTGGTGGGGGAACAGCTCACCCGGTCGCGCCGCAAGCGCTTCACATGCCCGGTTCAAGTCCGAGCCCAGTCCTCCACGCACCTTACCTGCGCTTGATCCCAGTGTCGGTCTCGGAACGCCCTGCGTCGGACTGTGAATGTCGAGACCAGTGCTTCAGATCAGACCGATCCAATAGATCAGCCAGAGCGCCATAAGCAGTGCGATCCCCAATAGGGCGCCCCTGATTGCGCCGCTTACACACTGAAGCAGGATCGAAGGCGCTTTCTGCGCTGCCGAGTTTTCCCGATGCCACCTGTCTAGCAAGGTCTCAGGCATGTGGGTGCACCGAGGTATGTCGCTCTTCGCGACAAACACTATGCCCTGACGCTCTCCGATGTGAAGGGGTCGTCTCAGGCTCGGGCCGGGTGGCGCAGCGAGCGGGTTGAGTCAGAGGCAGGCTTACGAGAACACGCCGCGCGCCATGGTCCGCGCCCAATCCGCGTCGAGCACCGTCACCGGGTCGCGCCCGGAGATCAGCAGGTTCTCCAGCCATCCCCGATAGAGGCGCAGGTTGTGGGCGGACGCCTGCGGTTGGAAGAACGACGCCGGCTGTCCCATCTGCAGCTTCTTGGCGCTAAAATCCCCGGTGTTGGGCGCGCCCAGCGCCTGCGTGGCGATGAGGGCGCCCCCGACCGTGTTGGCCGTCTTCAGCCGAAAGCCCTGCCCAGCGGCGTTGCGCCAGTATGCGATCTGCGCAACCTGTCCGTAGTCCGCAGCGCCGGGAGTAATGGTCAGTACGTCGGTGGCCGACGAGCCGTTCGTCTGGCGCCGCGCCGTGATTGCCTTGTTCGTCGCGACCGCCCCGATGGTGAGAAGGTCGGACTCGTCGAGGTAGCCCCTCACTCCCACGCTGGAGGCCAAGAAGGCGGCCAGTCCCGTACCTCCTCCGGTGAACCAGTCCGCAGCCGTGGGAAGCCTGAAATAGCCGGCGGCCAGGAAGTACTGCGGGCTCGTCCCGCCGCCCCAGATGCTGGCGGAAGGGGCCGGGTGCGCCTCGACGTAGCTTGCGGCCGTGATGCCGGTGAAGTCGAAGCCGTTGCCGGCCGACGCCACGGCCGATCCCGCCACGACGCGCCCGTCCGGACTGCGCTCGGCGAGATCCACGACCCTGACGTTGTGGGCGGGCGCACCGCCGGGATAGGAGAACTTGTTGGCGAGATCGAACAGGTAGCGCACGCCACCGCCGTCCCCCGTCAGCAGGGCATCGCGGGCCAGCATGGGCAGGCTGGTATCGGTGCAGGTGCCGGTCAGAGCAATGTTCAGCATCGTTGGCTCCTATCGAGACGTGAGCATGCGCAGGATGGCGTCCACGATGTCGGATCGGACGTCGCACTAGAGGCAGCTCCCGCCGTCGTGATCGCCGTGCGCCGCGACGAGGCCGGCCTGGCTTCTCCCATCGACGTTGCCAGCATCGAGACCGCCGCCGACGCGGTGGCTTGGGTCCGTCTGGCCCAGGCGTCGGGCGCCTCTGAGCTTCACATCCATCGCCTTGCCGAGGCCGCCTCCGAGCGCGCCGCCGTGGTCGCTGATCTCGCGCCCGCGCTGCCGCTGGACGACTGCGCCGCCTGAGCCTGCCGCGCTTCGGCGCGCCCCTTCGCCTTCCCGCAACACCAGCCCGACGAGGCCACCTATGTGCGCGCCGTTCAGCCAGGCCGACCAGCCCGAGCCTGCCATCTCGTCTCTCGACCTCGCCGACGCGGTCGAGCATCTGCACCTCGCAGCGCAGGCCTACAGCGACGTGGTGCGCAGGATCGCAATCGACGACGCGACGGGCGCGCAGCTCGGCCCTCGCGGGTCGCAGAGCGCGAACATGGTGCGGCTACGTCTCGAGGAGGCGATGATCGGCCTCCGCGCCACCTGCCGCAACGCGCTTGCCGCAACCACCGGCACCTATGCCAGCGAGGCCGACCTTGCGGAGGCGCAGTCGCAGCGCATCCAGCAGAACGACCGCGGCATCAATCGCACCGCGATGCGTCGGGCTGATGCGGTCGAGACCGCCGAGCGCTCGCTGATCGACCGCGCCCACGCTGCCGGCGCCGAACTCTCCCGCCTCGATGCCGCGCATCCCTACGGCAAGAGCGCAGCGCCCACCCACGGCTCGCACGAGGCCGGCTTCGTCTCTCCCGCCGCAGCCTGAACCACCATGCTCGCCCTGGCCCAGGATCTCCTCGCGGCCGGGATTGCCCTGGCCGCCTACGTCGCAGGCGCCCGCGCCTTCCTCGGCCGCTGCAGGCGCCTCGTGCCGCCGCCGGCCCTGACCCTTTCCAGCCACTCCAACGACAACGGGGAACGCCATGTCCGTGCCGCGCCCGGCCGCTGAGCCGTCCGTAGACGTCAACGCCATCTCGGTCGCCATTGGCATGGCCGTGCTGCTGCTCGGCAGCGGCGTGAGCTTCGTAGCCTGCCTGCGCATCAACGGCTGGCTCTGAGGCAGCCATGAGCCGCACGGAGTTCTCGAAGAAGGTGCGCCGCGATGCCTTCCTTCGCGCTGCCGGCCACTGCGAGGGCTCCGGCTGCGGCTGCAAGCTGACCACCGGCAAGTTCCAGTACGACCACCGCATCCCCGACTGGATGGGCGGCGAGCCGATCCTCTCGAACTGCCAAGTGCTCTGCGACCCCTGCCACAAGGAAAAGACCCGGCAGGACGCGGCCGATCGCGCGAAGGCGCAGCGTCGCGAGGACAAGCATCGCGGCATCTGGACCGCGCCGCGGCGACAGATCCAGAGCGCCCCATTCCCGAAGGCCCCGCCTCAGCGCCGCGCCTCGACCAAGCTCTCCAAGCCGTCCCTCCCGCCCCGTTCGATTTACGTGGAGCGCTGATCCATGCCGTTGACGCCTGTCACGATGCCCGAGCGGGCGCGGATGCACCGCCTGCGTGAGCAGGGCCTGCCCCTCGAAGAGATCGCCGAGCTGGTTGGCCGGTCGGCCCCCTGCGTCGCCATCCATACCCGCGACCTCGGCGTGCAGTGCCGTCGCGGTACGAAGGGCCTGGGCGCCGCCGGTTATGCCCGCCTTCTGAAGCTGGCCGACGAGGGCATGGCTCACGCCGATCTCGCCGAACGCTTTGGCCTGAAGAGGAGCAGCATCCCCGTCACCGTCAGCCGCTTGCGCCGCGCGCGCCGGCTGAGCGCCGCCTCGCAGGAGGCCCGCGCATGCTGAGCCTTCCCGGTTTCGATAAGCCGCGGCTCGCGGGCCTCCGGGTCCGGATCCAAGACATGGCTGTTCGTCAGAACCGCTATCGCCGAGAGGCGCGGAGCATCGGCGTCCCGGCCGACTGCCCGGAGACCCATCGCCTCGTCCAGGCAGCGGAACAGGACACCGCAGCTCTGGCCGACCTCGAGCGGCTGGTGTCGCTCACGATGCGCTTCATGGCCGACGAGCAGAGCGGCCGGCCGGCTGACGCCGATGTGCCCAGCCCCTCGGGCCGAAATCTCCTGGCCCGCGCCTTCGCCGCCCTCACGGGCGCCCCCTCTCGGAATGGAGGGGTGTCTTGATGCGCTCCGACCTCAACACGCCCCCGACCGCATCCTCTTCAGAGGGAAGAGAGAGGGTGGTGAAGCCCTGGCGCCGCTATGCCGTGACTGTTCGCATCAGTGATACGGTCGCCTACACAGAGACCGTCAGCGCTCCGACCCCGGCTGCGGCCCGGTATCGCCGGTTCCTTGACGTCAGCGACGCTTGGAATGAGCTGACGTTCGGTCGCTTCCTGGCGATGGCAAGCGTCAGCCTCGTGGCCGAGCCGCCAGACGCGCGGGCCTACGACTACATCCGCCGATCCTACGGCTTGGATGTGAAACACGGCGACCGCATCGAGATCCGCGACGAGTGCGCGAGCGTCAACGGACGACAGGGCCACGTCGTGCACCCGAGCGGGCACGCTCACTACGTGCACGTCGTCCTCGACGGCGACGATCACGAGGGCCTGTACCACCCGAACAGCGTCCGGCCTCTGGCCGCCCCCTCTCTCCTTCCGACTGGACAGGGGGAGAAGGCGTGAGGGGTCGTCACCTCATTCGCGACTACTATCGACTGAACTCCTCATCGGCCAGCCACAGCTCAAGCGGAAAGGCTCGATCATCGAGGTCGATGACAACCTGCCTGAAGGTCGCGTCGTCCTGCGCCCCTGGCTTCGGCATCGACACTGTATCGCCGATTGCACGAATTGACCCGCGCAACTTAATAGAACCCAGCGAAATATGTACGGCTGTACCAAGCAGCGAAGAACAACCAAAATCAGTTTCTGCATCGGCCATGCTGAATGAACGAGTGTTCATCGATACCGATCCACTCAAAAAGTGGCGATGCTTAACGATAGCTGATGTTCTAGGCGCCTTTTTCGTCGACCCGTCTAAGAGGTCTTTGATCCACCAGCCCGCAGCGAGCCTCGCCGATAGATGGTTCGGCCCTTATCGCGAACCTAGGCTCTACCGTGAGGAGGCCAACCGTCATGGCGGGTGACAAGAGCCTCGCCGCCGAGATCGAGGCGGTGATCAACCCTTCCTCACTCGAGGCCGGTGATCGCCCGCACCTCGAAGCCGTCAGGGTCAAACGTGTTGGGAATGGTCGAGAGCCAGTCGACAACCAGAATGCCGGTCATGAGCATTGCCACTCCGATCAACACCGGGGTCAGCCGCTCAGCGTGAGCGCGCAGACTGTGGATCGCCATGCAGCCGACCACGAAACCGGCAGCTTGGTAGAGGCCGAGAGCGGGGTGGGCCATTGCACCGATCTCCAGACACATCGGCGGCGGGCACCCTACCGCGCGAGACACGCTTCGGTGAAGTCTTTCGCCGCCCCCACCCCATCCACCAGCACCACCGCACGAGGGAAGGACTGAGATGCCGCGTGCGCAGAAGGTCGAGGCCGGCCCTATGCCGCTCTATCCCAGCGAGGACCGGATCGTAGCCGAACTCTATGGGGCGGAGGCGGCATCAGCCATGTCCGGCGGCTGGGATGGTGTCGCCAAGGTGCTCGAGCGTGACGGGTTGCCGAAGCGCGATCCGCTTTTCGGCAATCGCCGCTTCTGGCCCGCCGTCGAGGCCTGGCTCCGGCGCCGGAACGGTCTAGCGTCCATTACGGGCGGGTTCGCGCCCGACGGAGACGAGAACTGGACATGAGCAAGGATCAAGCGCCGGGCCTGGAGTGGCGCGCGCGTAAGGCTGGACGCATCCCGATCTGGGTTGCGCCAGCCGAAGCGCGCAAGCAGGGCTTCACACCACAGACCGTCCGACTGAGCGCGGACCCGATCGCAGGCGAACCTGGCCCGGCCGAGATGCTGGTGCTGGCCTCGACCTGCCGCCGGCTTCAGGCCGAGGCCAAGGAGTGGCTTTCCGGCCTGCACAACCCGCCGAAGGCTCGCTACGACGGCACTCTGAAATCGCTCTTCGACCTGTATCAGGTCCACGAGCTGAGCCCGTTCCACGCCATCACGGCGGAGACCCGGCGCAGCTACGTCTACAACCTCGGCGTCCTCACAAAGCGGATCGGAGCACGGCGGCTGGACCGCGTCACGGGCGAGGACCTGCTGCGCTGGCACCGCGAGTTCGCCAAGCCCAGCGGGGCAGGAGGCAAGCCGCGCATCCGCTTCGCCCACGCCCTCATGACCCAACTGCGCATCGCCCTGAAATTCGGGAAGGTGCTCAACATCGCCGACGCCAAGGAGCTGCGTTCGGTGATTGAGGATATGGAGTTCGCGACGGCGCCGCAGCGCGACGCCTTTATCTCCCCCGAGCAGGTCGAGGCTGTGCGCAAGGCCGCGCACGGCCGCGGGCTGCCGTCGATCGCACTAGCGACTGCCATCATGTTCGAGGCAGTGCTGCGCCAGAAGGACGTGATTGGAGAGTGGCTGGTCGATGGGAGTGCGGAGCCGGCTGGCGCCCTAGTGGACCGCGGGCGTGTCTGGCGCACCGGCATGATCTGGGGCGAGCACCTTGGACCGGCCGATCTGCTGCTCTCGAAGCCGACCTCTAAGAGCCGAGGCCGGCGGCGGGCCGAGCACGACCTTTCGACCATGCCAATGGTGGTGGCCGAACTCGCCCACGTCCCAAGCTCGCGCCGGATCGGACCCGTCATCGTCTGCGAGACCACCGGCCGCCCTTGGCGAGCCAGGCACTTCCGTGAGATCTGGCGTGAGTGCGCCAGGGCGGCCGGAGTACCCGACGACGTCTGGTGCATGGACGCGCGAGCTGGCGGGATCACCGAAGGCTCAAGCGCTGGCGCCAACCTCGCGCACCTCAGCAAGGCAGCGACCCACACCAACACGATAACCACGAGCCGCTACAATCGCGATGCGTTGTCGAAGTCGAGGAAAGTCGCCAAATTGAGGGTGATTAGCAGAGGCGGGAACGCCGCTTAAACAGTCACTTCCAACAGATCTCCAACGCCTCTCCAACGGATCGATGGCATTGGCTGCTAAGTGTCTAAATGATTTGGTGGGCGCACTAGGGTTCGAACCTAGGACCCGCTGATTAAGAGTCAGCTGCTCTACCAACTGAGCTATGCGCCCGAAGCCTCGGTGAGGAGGCTGGACCGCCGGGCCACCAATCCCGTTCGGTGGCGGCGGATTAGCAACGGGCGGACGGCCTGTCCAGCCCCTTCCGAAAAGTTTTCCGACAAAGTGCCGCCGGGATCGCTCATCCCCTGCGGCCTCACAGGCGCGCCAGCGCGTGACGGGCGGCATCGTCTCGGCTAAAGCGCGGGGATGAGCCTTTCGCGCGCCTTGAGAATTGGAACCCGCGGCAGCCCGATGGCGCTGGCCCAGACCGGCATGGTCCGCGATCGGATCGTGGCGGCCAATCCGGGATTGGAGACGGAGATCGTCGTCGTCTCGACCGTGGCCGACCGCGTGCTTGATCGGCCGCTCTCCGAGATCGGCGGCAAGGGCCTGTTTACCAAGGAACTCGAACAGGCGCTGTTTGCCGACGAGATCGATGTCGCCGTCCACTCGATGAAGGACGTGGAGACGTGGCTGCCTGACGGGCTCGCCATCGCCTGCATCCTGGAACGCGATGACCCGCGCGACGCCTTCCTCAGCGCGAACGAGGCCAACGGCTTGGCCGACCTGGCCCCCGGCGCACGGGTCGGCACCTCTTCGCTCAGGCGGGGGGCGCAGGTGCTGATGCACCGGCCCGATCTCACCATCGTGCCCCTGCGCGGCAACGCCAACACCCGGATGCGCAAGCTGGAGGCGGGGGAGTGCGACGCCACGCTGCTGGCGCTCGCCGGCCTTCAGCGCCTCGGGATGGAGGATGTCGCCCGCAGTGTGCTGTCGGTAGAAGAAATGCTCCCGGCCGTGGCGCAGGGCGCACTCGGCATCGAGTGCCGGGCCGGCGACGACGCGATCCGGGCGCTGCTGGCGCCGGTTGCCTGCGCCACCACGACGACGGCGCTCGACGCGGAGCGCGGGCTGCTTGCCGAACTCGACGGCTCGTGCCGCACCCCCATCGCGGCGCTCGCGCAGGTGAGCGGGGATCGCATCAGCCTCGACGGGTTGCTGTTCCTGCCGGATGGCAGCCGCCACTGGGCGGTCCATCGCGAGGGACTGGCCGCGGATGCCGACGCGATCGGCCGCGATGCCGGGGCCGAGCTGAAGCGGGCGGCGGGCGACGTCTACTTCGCCCACCTCAAGTAGTCTTCTACCATTCCAAATCCGCTAGATCCCCTTGGGATCACGGATTTGGGCTTGGGCGGGATCGCGTCGTGTCAGCACGTCGGGTCGCCCTCGCGCCGCGCGGGCTGAGCGCTCGCTTCCCCCTCGGATCGAGCGGAACGCCGATCAGGCGAGGCTGCGCTCGATCGTCTCCTCGTCACAGATCACGCCCGCGGTGCCGGCGAATTCCGCTTCGCTGTCGTGGGAGGGCTGCGGCTCCGGTTTCTCGGCCGAGCCGGGGGCGAAGCTCGCCATGAAGGCGCGCATCACGTGGGCGACGCCGGCCTCGGCGATACCGCGCTGGTCTTCCTCGTAGTAGCGCCCGCCATTGGTGTGGCTCGTGATGATCTCGTAGGACGGGAAGTAGACGAGGCGCGGATCGTTGCGTTCGCAGACCTCCCCGGCGGCGGCCCGCAGCACCGCCTTCGAGTGCGCGTTGGCGACGAGCACGTGCTGATCGCGATAGGTCGCGATCAGCGGCACCGGCGAGACGGTGAGGATGACCCGTGCCGCCGCATTCACGCTCCAGAGCCGATCGAGGAACCCGTTGACGTCGGCGATCACCTCGGCCGTGCCTGCATTGACGAAGGCGACCTCCTGCGGATCGAATTGCCCGCCCGCGACCCCCGGCGCGAGGGAGAGCGCCGCCCCGTCGGCACGGCAACGCCAGCCCTCGGTGAGGCCGAGCGTCACGACGAGCACGTCGAGGCTTTCGAAAAGGTCGCGGACCCGGGCGAGATGGGTTTCGCGGGCTTCGATCACTGCGGCCTCGTCTGCGAAGCCATCGGGTTCAATGGTCGGGCGGAATGGATCGACGAGGCGTCCATCCTCGCGCTGCCACGTCTTGAGCTGCGGATCGAAGGCACCGAAAGCTCGGTCGAAGAGCTGCACGAATTGGCGCGGGCCGTAGAGATTGCCGTAACGCGCCGAGAAGGTGCCGAACTGGCGCGACGCTGCCTCGGCCTCGCTCAACCCGTCGGGCGCGGTTTCCGTGACGTGGTAGCGGAATCCGCCGCGGGCCAGCGCCTGCGAGACGCGCTGCGCGAAGCAGGAGCCGGCGGTCGCGACGCGATCGGTGCGGGCGATGCGAAACGTCTCGCGCGGACCCGGATCGAGGGCGAAGGGCGGCACGCCCGCCACCGCCTTGCGCCAGAAGCGCTCGGCCGGTAGATCGCGGTAAGGGTTCATCGCCTGATCCGATCCTGCACGCATGCCCGCGAGAGGCCGCGCGCCGCTTGGCCCCGCTCCCCGCCCTTTTCAAACCGCTCGCCCCGACCGTCCGGGCCTTCGCGGCGCAGCCGTTCTCCCCGCGATCCTGGGCGAGACCGTGGCAGCGGCCGGCTGGCCGCCCGCGGATCGCGGTGATCGGCAATTGCCAGGCAGCCGGCGTCGCGCAGGTGCTGCGGCTGTTGCTGCCGGGCGCCGCGGTCGAAACGCTTCTCGTCGCCGCGCTCGGCCGACGGTTCGGGCATCTCGATCGGCTGGCACACCATCTTAAAGACGCCGATCACGTCTTCTCGCATTTCTTTCCCACGGGCTTCGTCGCGGGCGGCAACGTCCACGGGCTCGCCGAACGCGTGCTGGGGCTGCGGCTGTTTCCGACGATCCTGTTTTCCGGCTTCCATCCCGATCTCATCCATGTCGGCGACGAAGCGAGCCTGAGGCTGTCCCGTCTCGTCGCCTCGCCGATCGGGCCGTACCACTCGGCGATCGCGCTCCACGGCTTTCGCCAGGGCCTGAGCGTCGAGGCGACCCTGCGGCTCTATACCGGTGCCGTCTTCGAGCGGCTCGGCTATTTCGACCTGTGGCAGGCGAGCGCGGACTACCTGCTGCGCACCGCCCGCGACGTAGGATTCGGCCTGGAGCGGGAATTCGCGCTGTGGACCCGCGGCGGCGTGTTCATGCACGTCATCAACCACCCGCACCTGCACGTTTTGGGCGACATCGCCCGGCGCCTCGCCCGCGAGACCGGCTACGACCCGCTCGACATCCCAGTCCACACCTACGCCCCCGATGCGCTGACCTCCGAGCCGGTCTGGCCGGTCCTGCCGGGAATCGCCGAGCGCTACGGCGTGCCGGGCTCGACCCTGTTCAAGGGCGATGGCCGCCGCGCCGCACCGCGCCTGCTCGATCTGCCGGATTTCGTGGCCGAGAGCTTTGCCCTCTACGCGCGGCAGCGATCGGAGGATCTCACCAATGCGCGGGTCGAGGCCTGGGAGAAGGATCCGGAGATCTTCGCGCTCTTCGGCGCGGCGTAG